GCGTGCGTCCGTGGCTGCCTGCGGAGTTTGTTTTAACAGCCTGATTCTACAGCGCGTTCAGGCGCACGCAACCTCCCCAATTGGATTTGGACGAATAACCCGGGGTGAAGCGGCGGGCTGTGCGCGCCGGGTGACGGGTGCCGCTTCGATGCTGGCTGGTGCCGTGCCGGGGCGGGCGGTGTGATGGCGCATCTCATCGCCACCGGTCGTGGGCACAACCTGCGTTGATATGCGACTCCGGAACGGGGACCGCGATTCTTCCGGCAGGATCAAGGCGCGGTGCGGTTCATCTTTGTTAATCCTTTGCCCGTCTGATGCCCTTCGAGCGCCGAGGCGAAGGAGCGAGCGATGATACTGGATTTTTTCCGGCAAGGAGGGGCAGAGACGGTGGATAGCCCCGAGCAGAAGGCGAGTGCTGCGGGCCGTGTGATCGCCTGGGGCGGGTCGGGGCGCGCGGCCTGGAGCCCGCGCGACACGGTGAGCCTGACGCGCAGCGGATTCGCGGGCAACCCGGTGGGGTTTCGCGCCGTCAAGATGATCGCCGAGGCGGCGGCGGCGCTGCCGCTGGTGTTGCAGGATGCCGCGCGGCGTTATGCGGTGCACCCGATGCTGGACCTCGTGGCCGCGCCGAACCCGGCGCAGGGCCGGGCGGAGCTGTTCGAGGCGCTTTACGGTCAGCTTTTGCTGAGCGGCAACGCCTATGTCGAGGCGGTGGGCGCGGGCGCGGGCCTGCCGCTGGAGTTGCACGTCCTGCGCTCGGACCGGATGAGCGTGGTGCCGGGCAACGATGGCTGGCCGGTGGCCTATGAATACCAGGTCGGCGGGCGCAAGCACCGATTCACCCTGGGCGAGGGTGCGCCCTGCATCTGCCATATCAAGAGCTTTCACCCGCAGGACGACCATTACGGCCTGTCGCCCATGCAGCCCGCCGCGCAGGCGCTGGACGTGCATAACGCGGCAAGCCGGTGGTCCAAGGCGCTGCTTGACAATGCCGCGCGGCCCTCGGGGGCGATCGTCTACAGGGGGGCCGAGGGGCAGGGTGCGCTCAGCACCGATCAGTATGACCGGCTGGTGGCCGAGATGGAGACCCACCACCAGGGCGCGCGCAATGCCGGCCGCCCGATGCTTCTGGAAGGGGGGCTTGACTGGAAGCCGATGGGGTTCAGCCCCTCGGATATGGAATTTCACAAGACCAAGGAGGCCGCCGCGCGCGAGATCGCGCTGGCCTTCGGCGTGCCGCCGATGCTGTTGGGAATACCCGGTGACGCGACCTATGCCAATTACCAGGAGGCGAACCGCGCCTTTTACCGGCTGACGGTGCTGCCGCTGGTGGCGCGGGTGAGCGCCAAGCTGGCGGCGTGGCTCAACGCGTTCACCGGCGAGGCGCTGGCGCTTTTGCCCGATCTCGACCATGTGCCGGCGCTGGCGGCCGAGCGCGATGCGCAATGGGCGCGGGTGGCGGGCGCGGATTTCCTGACGACGGCGGAAAAGCGGGCGTTGCTGGGCCTGCCTGCGGTGCCGGGTGAGGCGGCGGATGAGTGAGGGCGCGCCGCCGCCGCGCTATGGCTTTGAGGCGTTCGATTGCGCGCCCGCGCTGCGGCTCGAGGCGCATGAACGGGTCTCTGAGTTGCAGCATCGCGCGATGGTGGAGCGGCTGGAGCGCCTGGAGGCGACGGTGGAGAGGTTGGAGCGGCGGCTGTGGCTGGCGGTTTACGGCGTCGTGGCGGCGGTATTGGTGCAGGCGTTTCAGCCGATATTGGCGGCGCTGCCGGGATGAGGCGAAAGGGCGAGATGATGGAGACGGGACTGGAACGGAAATTCATGGGTGGCGCGACGGATGCGCTGCGGGTCACGGAGGCGGGCGCGATCGAGGGCTATGCGAGCCTGTTCGATGCGCCCGACCAGGGCGGCGACATCGTGGCCAGGGGGGCCTATGTGGCGAGCCTCAAGCGGCTGGCGGGCGAGGGGCGGCGCGTGCGGATGCTGTGGCAGCACGACCCGCGCGAGCCGATCGGCGTCTGGGACGAGGTGCGCGAGGATGGGCGCGGTTTGTGGGTCAAGGGGCGGCTGCTGGGCGATGTGGCGCGGGCGCGCGAGGCGGGGGCGCTGATCGCCGCGGGCGCGCTTGACGGGCTGAGCATCGGCTATCGCACGCTGCGCGCCAGCCGCAACGAGAAGGGCCAGAGGCTCTTGCAGGAACTGGAGCTTTGGGAGGTGTCGCTGGTGACCTTCCCGATGCTGCCCAGTGCGCGGGTGGCGGCCAAGGGTGAAAGCCCCGGTGCCGATGCCATGCGCGAGATGGCCGCCGTGCTGCGCGCGGCGCGCCGGGAGATGGCGCGGGGTTAGCGCCGACCCGCAACCGAGAGGAGTTGACGATGACGACCGAGACAAAGGCTCGGACCGGGGAAGATATGTCTCCGGCCGCCGAGATGGGGGAGGCCCTGCGCGGCTTTCTCGACGAGTTCACCGGCTTTCGGGCCGAAATCACCACACGGTTTCAACAGCAGGAAGACAAGATGACAATGATCGAACGCAAGAGCCTGACGCAGGCACGCCCGCACCTGGCGGGCCCCCCTGACATGCACGCGCCGCACCGCAAGGCGTTTGATGCCTATCTGCGCTCGGGTGACGATGACGGGCTGCGCGGGCTGGAGATGGAGGGCAAGGCGCTCAACACTTCGGTGGCGGCCGAGGGCGGATACCTGGTTGATCCGCAGACCTCGGAGACGATCCTGTCGGTGATGAATTCCACCGCCTCGATCCGCGCGATTGCCAATGTGGTGGCGGTCGAGGCCACGTCGTTCGACGTGCTGGTGGATCATACCGAGCTGGGCCACGGCTGGGCCAGCGAGACCGGCAGCGTCGCCGAGACCGGCACGCCGCAGATCGACCGTATCGCGATCCCTCTGCACGAGTTGAGCGCGCTGCCCAAGGCGAGCCAGCGGTTGCTGGATGACAGCGCCTTTGACGTGGAGGGGTGGCTGGCCACGCGCATCGCCGACCGCTTTGCGCGCGCCGAGGCGGCGGCGTTCATCTCGGGCGACGGGGTGGACAAGCCGCGTGGTTTCCTAAGCCGTCCGGCGGTGGACAATGACGTATGGACCTGGGGCAACCTTGGATACGTGCCCACGGGGGTCGATGGCGACCTGAACGGCCCCGACCCGATCGTGGACCTGGTCTATGCGCTGGGGGCGGAATACCGCGCAGGGGCCAGTTTCGTGATGAATTCACGCACGGCGGGCGTGGTGCGCAAGCTCAAGGATGCCGATGGCCGGTTCCTGTGGTCGGACGGGCTGGCGGCGGGCGAGCCCGCGCGCCTGATGGGTTATCCCGTGCTGATCGCCGAGGACATGCCCGATATTGCCGTGGGTGCCGATGCCATCGCCTTTGGCGATTTCCGCACAGGCTACACGGTGGCCGAGCGGCCCGACCTGCGCATCCTGCGCGACCCGTTCAGCGCCAAGCCGCACGTCCTGTTCTACGCGACCAAGCGCGTCGGCGGCGATGTGAGCGATTTCAAGGCGATCAAGCTGTTGCGGTTCGCCGTCGCCTGAGGCGCGCGGTGAAGGCGGGCGGGGGCGCGTTTGCCCCCGTCCCGGGGCGCGTGCCGCATGACGCGGCATTGTTCAGCTTCCCCTCCGTCCGGGCAAGGCCGGGCGGCACGCGCCACAAGAGCCGGAGGGGTTCGGGATGATGGAGATGTCCATGTTGCTGATGGAAGAGACTGCGGTGCCGGATGCCGCATTGCCGCTGGCGGAGTTCAAGGCGCATCTGCGGCTGGGCACCGGATTCGCGGATGACGATATTCAGGATCCCGTGCTGGAGGGATTTCTGCGCGCGGCGCTGGCCGCGATCGAGGGGCGCACCGGCAAGGTGCTGATCGAGAGAAATTTTTCATGGGTTCTGCATGATTGGCAGGATGCCACCGGGCAGCCCCTGCCGGTGGCCCCGGTGGCTGCTGTCCTGAGCCTGGTGCTGCGTGACCGCGCCGACGAGGAAGAGGTGGTCGCCGCCGCGCTCTACCGTCTGGAGCGCGACGCGCATCGCCCGGTTCTGCGGCCTGCGGGGCACAGCCTGCCGATGGTGCCCACGGGCGGCGTGGCCGAGATCGCGTTTCGCGCGGGCCATGGCGCGGGCTGGGGCGACCTGCCTGCCGACCTGGGGCAGGCGGTGCTGTTGCTGGCGGCGCATTACTACGAGCACCGCGCCGAGACGGCGCTGCGCGAGGGCTGTATGCC